AATCCACAAACACATTCTCACCATCTTCAGTATGCTCATAATGCTTAGGCTCTTGTCCATCCTTTAAGCACCTAGCCAGAGCCACGCCTGCTATCTCCTCCCCATCCTTAACCACCCCGACCATGCCCTGCTTCTCAAACCAGCCGTACCACTCGGCCAGGTTAGGCCACATGGACTCCGGCACGCCACTTTCCTCAATGTACTCCACCGCCGTCATATCGTCTTTTGCACCTCAATGGTATCGGGATTGGCGGCTGCGGTAATCTGCCTAACCGCCATCTTATTTGCCTCAGAGGTAACACTGATGTTGATTAACCGCCACTTCTCGTACTTGCGTAGATCAGAAGCAATGCGTTTCTTAACCGAAGTAGGCAGAACGGCTGGCAGGACAAATGGCAGTACCAACACGGTGCTGGCAATGTTTAGGTTGGGTTGCACTTCCACATCGCCAACATCGCTGTCCCGCTGGATGGCAATAGTAGCGTTACTAGAAAACGAATCGTCAAAGATAATCTCGAAATTGCTACCATGTTTTTGGGCAAATGGATCACCAAAGTCCATATCGCGGGTACGGACAGACGAGCTAAAATCAAACGTGCCAACGCTTGTGCCGTTGGATTGAATGCCAAAATCCACATAATCTGCTGAGGTAGTTTGAGCTGGTGTCTTGTATCCGCTGTACTTGTTTATCTGGCCAGTGGTCAATTTCATCATTAACCGCAAGCCTTCGCTTTGGAAGTTGGTTAAAGCAAACTGCATTACCTTCGGTGTCCAAGTTCCCTCAAACGCTCCCAGAATAGTGTTATAGACCAAGATTGTATCGTTAAAGTTATTGGCGGCTGTAGGTACGGCTAGTAGATACCTATTGTCGTAGTAGGCGGCTGTGCTAATCCCAATCTGCGCTGTATTGATTTCTTGGATTACGTCCTTAACAACTTCCGAGATAGGCAATCCGACTGAAGTGAAGTCATCCGACGCAGACCTAATAAGCGACCTAATGCCATCGTCAGACAGAAAGAATATGTCGCTGTTAACTTGGATGGCTGATGCCCCCGCCACGCACCCGATGTTATTGGAAATGATCGATATGGTCCAATCAGCCGCACTTGTCATGTCGGGCGGGATGGTGATTTGGAATATCCTGCGTCGCTTAAATACAATAATGCGATTCTCAAAGTAAGGCACAATAGCGGTAATCTCATCGCCATCATCGCCGTTAACTACCACGCTGTTTGTCAAATCCCACACGGAAGGATCTAAGATGTCTGAGGCGTAGAGTGTGTTTCTGTTTGCACCAGAGCCAACGCCAAACAGCCTGTTGCCAGCGTTGATAATCGTCTGTAACCCTTGGGGCGGTGGGCTGGCCGTAGCCGTAGCCGTAGCCCCAGAGCCGTTGCCAATAATTGTAACCGTAGGCGTGTAGCCGTAGCCAGAACCGCCATTGACTACCACCACCCCCGTGACCGCTCCGCCAGCTACGTTTGTAATTAAAGTAGGTAATTCCCCGCCCCAATTAGGGCCAGTGATAATGGCAGTTGCGCTGGTATACCCAGAGCCTGCGGTTGTTACGGTTATTGCCCTTACCTTACCACCCTGCCGTTGGACAATGTTGCCATCAAAAAAGTGTAAATCGTCATCGCCATCTGCCAGAAACATTTTGTTGTTAAACTGCGCCATGGAAACTTTGGATGTATAAGCCACAACATAACCATCCGCCCATTGCTCGGCTTCCGCAGCCCACGTCCTATTGACCGCGCTCCAAAGTTCATCAGCAGGATGGAGGTCGGCTGTGCCGCCGGAATCAATCGTATACAGCCTGCCTTGGGTCACAGTAACCAAATCTTCCGTGCCAGTAGTATCGTAGTAAGCCATTCCGCCGATTGATCCTTGCTGAGATGTAGCGGTCGTATTAAAGCTAGTTACCCCGCGCCGAGTCTCCAGATTGCCCTTTGGGGAAAGGGTCATGTTAACCAACCGTTGTACTTGGTTCTGGGCTAACTGGTCAGATTGGAGTCCGCTGGCTTGTCCGCCGGTAAAGGAGCGGATACCATCAAACGCCAACACATCGTCGGTGGCATCTATGAAATACGCCATAGCGGTTAGATAATCTCTTCGATGCCTAAATCGCCCAAGCCAACTGGGGTAATCTGCTTCATCCCGCCTACTTGGGACAACTCGTAATTGGCCATCGCCGCCAGGTCGGCGTTAGCGGCCTGCGTGACAACTTGCGCCTTGCCGTACTGCCGCTCCCGCTCCAAGGCATCAGCGTGGGTTAGGGCAAGGACAACGTGGCTTACGTGGGGTAAGCGTAGTTCGTCGGCAATGGCGCTGGCAGAGGGAGGAAAATCTACGACTAGGTTAGTGCGAGTTAGGCACTGGAGCTTTTGCACCACCAAGAGCGTGCTGGTGCTGGTGGTGTCTAGTTTGGGGTAGAGGTCTAGCTCGGCAGTTCCGCCGGTGTTACGCCCCTTGAAATAGTAAAACGCTGGCGTGCCAGTTGTGTCCTCGTCAAGCAAATTAGCGTCTTGGCTGACTATTGTAGCCAGATCCATCGCTTGAATTTCAGCATCGTTGTAAGCTACCGAAAGAGGGTTCTCCACGTTGGAGCCAAGGGAGACAGTCCTGCTGGCCGTGCCGACTGAGTAGGTGGAGGTTGTAACAGTCTCGCGCCAAGCAGCAAAGTTCCAGACTCGGCGGTAGTTTAGCGAGGCTGACTTTTGCAGGAAGGTAAGCGTATCGGCATCGGTCTTGCCAATCTTCTCGCCTGCGTATTGGGCGATTTCAGTTAGGGTCATTTATGCCCTTTCTTAATTCAACACGCTCGGCCAAACTGCTTTAATCTCTTCTGGCGTGTTGCCAGTAATCTCAGTCAATGTCACATCTCGCAAGGCTTGTTTCTGTAATGCGATCTCAGCCTGCTTCTCTGCGTCAGCAGTTTCAACAGCTTTCATAAACTCAATGTCGAGAGAGGCAAGCAATGGCTTGCGAGCTTCGCGCCACTTGTCTTTCCAAATTGCTTTGGCTTTGTCTGGGTTGACTGTAATCATTCGGTGTACTCCCATGCGTTGCGGAAGGTTCGGTCGGAAGGAATCTCTGATACATCTACGATTTTGTATGGCCTTCCTTCAGGAATGTCTTTCATTGCTGCCTCAATGGATTCAGCGGGGATTATAACGGCCACGCTGCCAGCGTCAGTTGGGTAGATGATTCTTAAATTCATTTTGTTATTTTAGCCGAATATGGTTACATGAGCGTAGGTCATGTCGTATAAAGTGTCGGCACCAGCATAGCTTGCGTACACTCTCACAAATGTTGCCGCGTAAAAACTGGATGTAGCCTGTCCAGGATTTAAGGTATGACCGTAGTTATTATTTGTGGCATCCCTAGTTAGGGCAGTTGAAACTGCATAATTTGCATTTGCCATAGCAGTCGTAAAGTTAACCGTGTAATCACCAGTATTATTATCTGTGATGCTCGACACATTGAAACTTCCCCTGATTGCAACAGTTCCAGTTCCATTAAAATTAACCCAAACCTTCGCAGTTCGTTTTGCTACGTTGTCTGCTTCGGCTGTGCTGGTGGAGAGTGTGTTGAAGGTTACTGAATTGGCTGGTGGAGTCGAAGAAAATGTTCCAGTTGTTGCGGATGTGATTATTCCCTTTGCATTGACAGTTAAGAATGGGATTGCGGTTACGCTTCCATAAGTTCCAGCCGTTGCTCCGCTTGTCCCAAGTGTTCCAGTTCCGTTGCTGATTGTGAAATCACCAGTAAGAGTGGTTGACAGATTGCCAATCGTTCCAGTAGTGCTGTTGAGGGTGGCAATTGTTCCAGTAGTGCTGTTTAGAGTAGCAATCGTTCCAGACGTAAAAATGCCAGCCGTACCAGTTGTGGTCCCAGCCGTAAGAGTTGTAATCGTGGCCGCTGTTGAGGTAGTTGTGCCAAATGTGGCGGTAGATGAGGTTAGCGTAGGTATCGCCCCAGTCGTAATCGTGCCAGTCGTGATTGTGGCGTTTGTGGAAACCAACCTTGTTCCCGTAGCCGTGCCGTAGGTTAACGCTGCGCTAATGTTAGCGTTGGAATAAGTACCAGCAGTTAGTGCATCCTCAAACAAGTCATACACTGTGACCGCATTGGGTGCGGCGTTGGGGTTAGTCGCATCAGCAATCAATAACTCATAGTTTGTACCAACGCTGGTGATTGGGAGTTGGCCGGTAATGAGGTCCTG